ATGTGCTTGTGCAGGTGTGACACCCAGGAGCATGAACAGCGCAATGAGGAAAATTAGTTTCGCTATCATTTGGGTGGAAATCCTTGCCCAGTTATTTCTTCAACTGCTGTTCGCCATGCGCTCATGGCATATCCATGTTTGTCAACTTGCCCACAGCCACATGCCCATTCAAGACGATTGAGCACAGGGCATCCGACACGGTGACCGAATGCAGCGACCAATTGCTGCCCCGCGTGAATCAGTGTCTTTTCTCGGTCACTCATTCGCCAACCTCAATAAGGTATCCGCATGACAACGCTTTGGAGCACACCAACATGCTAAGTCTCGACCTCGTAGCGGAACGAGCCATTCAGGTTCCACAGTCAATCGCCATGTCGCATACTGCTCATAGAGGTCACACACCCTATGTCGTTCTGATTCAGTGTGCCTCAGCATCACGAAGGGATTACCCCAATCTGTTCCACGATCCACGCGCACATAGGAACCGGTCACAATACCTTTGAGACTCAATACGTTCGGTTCACTCATGGTGCTATCAATAACACTTTCGGTTGCTTGCGAGCCGTTGGACCCGCGGCCCACTTCACAGCATAATACACATACTTAGCACGGAACCAATTCATCCCGTCTTCGCGCACTAGATCATACAACAATCGGTCAGCAAGGGATCGATGAACGTTCTTCTCAAGAAAACCCTCGCGCATCAGTTGATAGAGTGTATCATGGACCAGTGAGCCGCGCATAAAGTTTTTGGTGTCAATGGTGGGACCACTGGGGCCATCCCATGCGTACCCTTGCTTGACAATCAACTTCAAGGCACCATCGTACCATATGAAGTCTGTTTCAATCTCCCTCCAGGTTGGTTTGAAATAAATGGGGAGTTCGTGGGTGTAATCTTCTGCTAATTGGTATTTATATCCATCGCGGTATTGAATACCCATAGGTCACCACACCGCCATGGCGAGTTGAATGACACCACGAATCGCTTGGTGAACCATTATATCGATTCTCACATCAGCCGCTTCAAGGACCACGATTCGCAGTCGCTCGACGTCCACCATGAGTTGCACATACTCTTGTTCGCTGATTTGTTTGGACACCAACGCTTTCTCAATGTCGGCAAGCAACAGAGCTAATTCTTGCACGTCTTTATCTTTCTCCAATAGGAGCATGTTGATTGTACCGGTACTCATTGCGGTTTTCCTCCACTTGCGACCCCTAGTGTCAGGGCCATCTTGTTAATCAGTCGTAGCTTGAGCGAACAAAACACTGGTGATATAGGCTGCGTATGGTCAAATAATTCTTTGACACTCTCATTGAGTTCCACCACACCAGTATGTAGCTTTGTATTATTGGGCAGCAATTCAGTGTAGTATAGGAGGTGTGTCGAGAGGTCCAGGAGTCTTGTGGTCTGCTCCACGTCACAGGTGCCACGCGCACTGTGAGCAGCAATGGTGACCAATCCATTGAATTCAGTCTCGTGGTAGGTCGGCACAAAGACCACAGAGCACCCAGTGAGTAATAATACAGCGAGTAATGAGAGTTTCATAGGTTACACACTCCTGTTGGACAATCGGTGACTTGTGCAGCTTCAACTTTGTGCGTTTCTTTGAAGCGTTTCTTCGCTTCCTTCAATGGTATCGCGGTCAATGGGGGTGCCTCAACTTCTCCCGCTTTGTTGATATAGCCTCGTGTGGTCTCACGATAGAATGTGGTGCCCTTGAGGTATGGGAGATATTCGAGCCACAGCTTTTCCATGTCCGCCATGTCATAGTCAACAGGCAAGTTGATTGTCTTGCTGACTGCATTATCCACATGTCTCTGGATAATCTTCTGGACCTCCATGTGGTCCCTGGCTGTGAGGTCGTGTGTGCCGACAAAATGTTCTACGCTTTTCCCTTCAATCATGAACTTTTCAAAGAGAGGATGAAAGACTAATTCGGTTTTGCGAACTTCGTTGTCCCAATAGCGTCTTTCATATGCAGGCGCAAACATCGGTTCAATACCAGAGCTACAATTTTCACTAAGTATGCTTACTGTACCCGTAGGTGCCTGAGTCAAGATCGCACAGTTACGAATACCATGCTCAAGCACCAGGCTCCTCGTCTTTGAGGGCATCCGTTTCATGAAGCCCGATTCCACATGCTTCATTTGGTGACAGAGTGGGAAGGCGCCCTTCTCAATGGCGAGCAATACAGAGGCCTCATAGGCAGCCTTGGAGATAAAACGATAGAGCTTATCAATGAATTTGTTGCCCTCTTCTGAGCCATAGCGATGACCGAGGAGTGCGAGCGTATCTGCTAATGCAGTGGTGCCGAGTCCAATGCGCCTGAGGTTGTTGGACTTCACTTTCATTTCCTCTAATGGGAAATGATTCACACTGAGCGCATCATCGAGGAATCTCACGGCCAAACGAATCGTATCACCTAAGCACGAATAGTCGATCTCACCATCAACAACAAATCGTGATAGCACGATATGCCCGAGGCAACATGGTTCCATTGTCGCCAACGCCAATTCACCACATGGATTGGTGGTGACCAGGTCTTCGATGTAATAGATGTTGCTCTCGTGCTCAACGAGTTCCCAATTCAGAAAGCCCGGCTCCGCCGAGTTGTAGGCATTGCGAACAATCGTGTCCCACAAGACACGAGCCTTGATCTGTCTTTTATACTTGCCCTTCCAATGGAGTTCAATTTCTCCATCATCTTTGACGGCCTTGATAAAGGCTTTCGTGTGCCTGGAGCGCACAGAGACATTCGCATGAGTGAGTTCGCCTTTAGTGAGCTTGGCGCTCAGGAATTCCTCGATATCAGGATGTGATAGGTCGAGGGAGAACATGAGCGCAACCCGCCTCTGACCACCGTTACGCACTGGTTGAGCGCAAGCGTCGATGAGCCGCATAAGTTCAACCGCGCCTGGGGCGGCTCCCCGCTGACCACCGATACTTGCCCCTCTAGGACGGACATCTGAGAAATCATCACCGCACCCTCCCCCTGTCATGGATGTGACAATCATATCATAGGCTGACTTACCCCAACCTTCCTTGCTGTCTTTGTTGGGATCAAGCACAAAGCAATTGAGCAACTGAGGATTGGTACGACCTGAGTTGTACCAGATTCGTCCACCTGGGACAAAAAGATTCTTGACCAGCACATCATAGAATCGGTCGACATAAATTTTTTGTCTGTCGGGTGACTCTGCTATCGCCATCTGGTGTGCGACACGCAGGCAGGCTTCTTGCCATGTTTCTGTCTCTGTAAATGCGTACCGGTCACGAAAAATCTTGAGCGAAAACCCACTAGGGGAATACTCGGGCGTGTCCATGTTGGGAATCCTTTTCAAAAACTATTAGCGCCCCTTGGCGATGTTGTCTACCTGTGAGGCACCAGGCACAATGTCCTCAAAGAAAATCGGTATACGCTCCTGAAATATCGCAAGCAATGGGATCGTCACTTCGCGGCACTGTGGGTGTGTCTCGCGTGTCGTTCGCATCAACAAGAAATGTCTCCAGTTACGGAGGTTGCAGGTCATCACAATCTTTGAGCTTAGAGCACAGGGAAGAATACTACGCGCTTCTTGAGGCTTCCATCCCTTGGCAATGAGCTTCTTATAAGTTTCTTCTACCACCGCCACACACTGTAACCAGTCCTCATCAAACCTAGCCGCAAACTGAACCATGGTCTCCGCTTCCCCTTGTAGCGTCCAGTCTCTTGGGTAGAGAAAGCTCGGCGGCATCTTCTTTTCATAGTTCACAAACCGTGTGCTCTCTTGCGTGTATGATGCAAGACGGTGCCTGACGATTTCGTGGGTGATACCACGATCAACACCGAACTCAACTGATACTGAGCAGTGTTCCACAACACTCCAATCACCATGACTCAACACCACCGCACGAAGAAACCGTTCCCATGATGTATCCGTCTGAGCTTCTTCTGAACGGTGGGAGATTCGCGCAATACGTTCAATCTTTCGGAGCATACGGATTCCAGCAGCACGGTCGGGTAGGTCGTTCTCATCAACAATTGCGTAAGACTTCACGAGTTTCATAGTCTAGCTCCCCTGGATTGTGAACATTTCTTCCAAAAATTGAGGTGCGTCAGGGCACTCAATCCAGAGAATGTATTCTTATATAGCACGTCATGGATGCCCTCGATAGGGTAGCCAGATAGCACCATGGCATTGATATCTTTGGGGGCCAACCACTCGGGCCATATAACAACCGAATGCCCCGCTTTGATTGCTTCTTCCATTTGCTTGACGATTTCTCTATTGCGGCTCTCATTGTCGAATACCAGTACCACAGTCGCCGCAGACAGTCTCTTGGTCACCGAGATAAGGTTCGCATCTCCTGAGGCAACTGTGTTCGCTAGGAATAGGGAATCAAGGGGTCCCTCCACCACATAGACGGGCTTGGATTGGTCGAGGTGGTCCAGACCATAGATCAACTTGCTATCGTCTGTGTTCGTTCGGATGGTGATATACCGTACCCCAGTGTCATTGAATGCGCGACCACTGACCGCTATGAGTGACCCATGCGCGTCATAGAACGGAATGACCAGTCTACCATCATTGGCGAGCTTCTTGCCATGTGGGGGATAGACCTCATCACAGAAGGCTTTATAATTCTCGGTGAAGAGCAGTCGTGACCAGGCCTTGGTGGGTATCTTACGTGAGCGAACATACTCTACCGCAAAGTGTGTTTGTGGTAGTTTTGAAATCCATTCGGCTGTCTTGAAGGTATTTGGTGCCGACTTACCAGTTACCAATGGCTTATCAAAGAACCCCGGGGTCTCCAGCAGCTTGTGCATGCGTCGTGCACCAGGATTACTCTCTTTGAATGTCTCCATGAGGTAATCTTTATAAAGCCGGGGATTGAGGTGCTTGATCAGGGCACTGAGGGGCCAGGTGACCTGGCAGTTATGGCAGGAGTAGACCAGCTTTTGTTTGGACTCGAAGATGTACCCACGAGCTTTTGTTTTGCTGGTTTGTGAGTCACCACAGAGAGGACAGCGGACGTTGAAAAGCTGTGGACCCTTGCGGGTAAACTTCTCAAAGTGACATGACAAAAGGTTGGCGTACTTCAAATCTGTGTGGAGCATTGAACTATTATACAGCAATACGCACGAAAAAGCAAGGATTATTTGATGCTATCGGGAGAATTTAAGGATACTGAGTACCACGTCCCAATTGATATGACCCAGGAGCCAGCCCAGCGCAAGAACCATACCCATCAGCACATACTTCCACTTCTCAAGCTGTCCCAAAACTTTGGTTACCCGGACTTGCTCTGGTGTTTGTGTTGTGGATTGGTTGAGTCGTAATTCGTCAACCTGATCTTCCACCGTCTCAAGGTCCCTACAGGTCATTTCGTGCTTCAGTTCATGGACTGCAAGCATCTTGACGAGGTTCGCATTCATCGCCTCGATCTTTTCAATGGCCTCGGAAAGTTTATCGGTAATTTTTGTTTGGGAGAGGATGTCTCGCTCAATGAGACCGATGGCGAGCCGCACATCAGAGAATCCTTGCTGACACTCGGGTAATACCTCTGACACATTCAGTTCAGACATGTCAGTGTCCGTTCCCATTCTTGACGAGTGTGGCAATTTGTGTGTCTTTGGCACGTGATCCAGAGGACGACCCAAAGTAATATGCGAGGATCATGGTCAATGCGGCATCCATGGTGCCTAGTGCTCTCATGGCAAAGTCGCGCATGGTGGGCTCAATGATATGACCAGCAAATATAAAATACTGAATCGCAATCCACGCTGAAATCACCAGTCCAGCAATAATTCTTGGTGTGTAATCTGCTATTGAAATCTCGCGCTTGCGAGCAGAATCTCGGTCACCGGCATCTATACGTGCAACATCGACGTCGAGCTTCTTGAGGTCGAGGATAAGCTGTGATTCAACTTCTTTCAGTTTGATTAGTTGCTCTGGCGTTGCTCCAGCCACAGCCTTCATAATCTCTTCTGAGGAGGCTGTTGGTGACAGACCCAGACCGCTTATTAACGCTGTAGTTGCCATTCCGGCTAACGGACCACCAAGGACTGACGCAACTGTTGGTGCCAGAGTTGCGAGTATGCCTCCCGCTGTCTTCAAAAAATCATTCATGTTAGCGTCCCTTCATAAACTGTTTAAGTGACTTGCGTTTCAAATTGCGTTGCCAAGCATTGTATAGTCTCATATTTGTGTGTGGTAACCCTAAGGTCCCTAGGGGCGAGGGCTCGTTCTTATCTTTCTCAATCTGATCCCAATTCAATCTCTTGGTGATCCGTGCTTTGTATTCCTTGAATAGTTTCTTGGGCTGTGGAAATCCAGAGAATATCTTTGCAAGATCGCTCTTTGGTTTGCGGCGAATCATATGTGATTTCTTGATTCCCGGTTCACCTTGAGGACCGATACCAATACCCGCTATTTCTCCAGAGCCAGCAGCATTGACGGGAGCGTCTTCTTTCACGAGTTTAGCTTTCTCTGCATCGGTCATACCAAATTTTGTGGGTCTGCGACCGCGACCAAATAACTTATGTTTTGTTGGAAAACCGCGTCTAAAGGTAGATGGTTTTTTGTTCTCATCAGTTATAGAGTAGTCTTTTATAATTTTTGGCCAATAGGAATGGGACACATCTTCAGTGAAAAAATGGTGCACGTCTTTTTTGGTATCATGGATCATATGGACCCCATGCTCTTCGTCGTGGTAAAAATCGGTGCTTTTATGGTTTGCGACTTTCACAAGGTGACCCGGAATCGACGCATGTTTCTCGAAGTGTGCTTTAGATACCTTCTTGGCGTCTTCTAAACTGTTAGCAAAGTGCGACGTGTCTCGATAGGGGAGATGGTGCCCTATGGTACACTCCCCCGTTGATCGTGAGAAACTATTTACACACGTACCCACATGCACAGCTTTAGCAGATTCAGCGAACCCTATAGGTCCAGTTGGACGCGTAGGATCGGTGAATGTTGCACCCATTGAC